TAAAATATATTACTGAAGGCGGTGGTGGTATTGCAGGTGATCCAATTGTACTTGTTGAAAAATACTTTGGCCCAAGAATTGCAGAAGCATTACCCGCTAATGCGTCTAACGAAGAAATTTTAATTTTTACTAAAAGAGTTTTAGAAAACGTAGAAGATGCTTCAGGATTAAAACCTGACAATCCAAAGTTCGATAGATTTACTGCAAAGTTTGTAGATGAGATGGCAGATGGCGGACGTGTAGGTTTAAGATTTGGAAAACTTGCTGGAAAAGCTTTTGGTCTTTCAAAAAAAATTGCCAACATAAATAAATCTGTCGATGAAGGTACAGAAATGGGTTACGGAGCATTACGTAAATATGGTTTAGAGGCAGAAGATATCTCAAGATTATTTAGAGAACTTGCAATGGATCGAACTATGGTTGGTCCGGAAAAAACACAATATTTTAAAATGCTAAATCAGGTCTTAAAAAATCCAGACGAATTTCCTGATGGAATAATAGAAATTAAAAAAAGATTAGGAATGGATTTTGCCAGAGGCGGACTAGCTAAGATCCTGGAGGTCTAATGGCTTTGCCTATAATAACAGACCAACTATTTAAAGAAGAATACGAAAAGTTTCAAAAACTTTTTAAAAACATTGGAACTGATACACAGTTCGCAGAATATTTAAATCAAAGATATCGACCAGTGCCTAAAGGAGGAAAAGATAAATTTAGCGGAGACGGTATTTACATGAAAAGAAAGAGAATGAAAATTAAAACACCTGTTCCAAACACAGGAAGCACTCCAACAAAAATACAGCGTCAAAAAGAAATTAATAAATTTCTTGAAAAAGAAATAGCAAAAGCAAACGCTGGTGAAAAAGCTGTTGTTCAAAACGACATAATAAAAAAAGCACAAAATAAATTTAAAGTAACTGTTGGCTATGATTCTTACCCTATTTTAAATACTTTTGAAACTGATGCAGAAAAAATAGATAAGATTTTAAAAAACATGTTAGTTGAAGACAAGCCTGTAAAACAAAACTGGGCAGATGAAGTTGCCAAACGATTAGGTAAACATGTTCAATCAGTTAAAAGAAATTTATATTCAGGAGCTGTTCCAACATATGAAGTTATAAAAGATCAGGGAGCAGACTTTATTATTAAATCAGGAAGAACTTTTCCTAAAACTCTTTACACATTACCTTTTGCTGAACAACTTACGTATGCAACTGAATTAGAACAAGGAAGACCATCTTATAGTGGAGGCCCTAAAATTAGGGGAAGAAAATATGGTAGACCTTCAAATGAAAACGTTATGGAATTTGCATTACGAAACTGGAATCTTAATCAAGGGCAAGGAGATATAAAATTTTTTGATAGTAAAGGAAAATTAATTCCATGGCAGTTTGGGTTAAGACTACCTTTTAATCAAGTTTTTTTTTCATATGATGGAAAAATTCATTCTAATGCAGATCTGAAAGATATTAGATATATAAAACAATATTTTCCAGAAGTTCACGATGAATCTGTTAAATTAAAAAATCTAAAAAATAAACTTATAGACAATCCCTTTGACAAAGGAAAAATAAAAGTAGAAGATTTAGTAAGACGAATACAGGTCGATGCATATAATTGGAGTCCTAATGCTGCTGGAATGAATCTCCTTCATGGATCAAAAGGAGTTCGAGCAGAACCTTTTACAAATTTAAGTATTAACACAAGAGATATTAATCAGTTAGGTGCAGGCGTAGAAAATTTTATGCGAAGAGGAGTTTTAGGAAAAAGAGAAGGACAAACAATTTTAAAATCAATAGGTCAAGCCCTTCCAGGTGAAGAGACAGATATTATTCAAAGACAACTTTCAATTGCTAATAAACTTAAAAAAGGAAAAATGTTTGGATATAGTGATATGTCCGGTGCTGTGAGAGGATTATTTGAACAGGCTGATAAACCAACCATACTTCAAATAAGAAGAGCAGTTGGTTGTGATAATGCAGATGGTGGACGTATAGAATTACAAGCAGGCGGAGATCTTTTAGCATGTCCAATTAAAAAATTTGAAAAAGATCCACAGGGTTTTACAAATAAAATAAATCAATTAGAAGACACAACCCCAGGATTAACAAAGTTTAAAAACACAGCAACTAGTTTTTTACAAAGTCCGTTGTTAAGAAAAACTGGTAAGTACGGAGCGATTGCAGCAGCAGGCGCAGCAGCAACTGGTTTTGTTAAGTCATTTAGCAACGATGACCCAACAACTTATTTATCAAACGAGGATCAACAAAAGAATATGTTAATTGATATGATTACAGATCCAGTTGTAGATGAACCAAAATCAGATGCAGCAATATTAGATTATCAATTACCAGTAATAGGAGCTGGTGCTGTAGCAGGTACAGCAGTTACTGCACCATCGACTTTTGAAGCTGCTAGATCAAAAAGAATGGGAAAAACTCCATCCGGATATACTAAGACGGGTTTAAAAATTTTAGGAAGAGGTTTAGCTTCATTAGGCACTCCTGCAGGTTTACTTGCAACTGAACCATTATTTGTTGGTGGACAAATAGCAGAAGGAGACTCTCTAACAGATATTGCAACCAATCCATTAAATTATTTGGGAGCTGCATTTGCACCAGAAGTTTCTAAATTTGCAACAAAAGGTTTAAGTCCAAAAGTATCAGGTTTAATGAGATTAGGATTAAGTCCTGCAAGATTAATGATGCTTGGTAGATTCGGTAAAGTTGGTTTAGCTGGAGCTTTAGGTATAGCAGGATACAATTTATTTGACCAATATAGAAAAGGACAAGGTTTTTTTGCACCGGAGGAAGAGTATGGTAAAATTTAAGAATAAAACACTTGTTGCAAATATGCAACACGTTAAGTGGAAAGAAATTCCACCTTTGAAAGGACCTGACTCACAGGGGTTGAATGTTCCCATAAAACAAGTTAAAACAATAGAGAACTCGGAGAATATAAATGGCAAAAATAGACAAACCATTACCAAACGTAAATACTGAAATTAAAATTCCAGGAGATGAAGAAGTACTGGAAATGGAAAAAGAAACCATCGAAGAACAGGTTGGTCCTGATGATGTTAAAGTAACTCAAGAAGAAGATGGTGGAGCAACAATTAATTTTGATCCTGAAGCAGTTAATCAACCTGGAACAGAATCACATTTTGATAATTTAGCAGAATTATTACCAGAAGATACTTTAGGTAAATTAGGTTCTGATCTTACAGCAAACTATAACCAATATAAATCTTCTAGAAAAGATTGGGAAGATAGTTATACAAAAGGTTTAGATTTATTAGGATTTAAATACGAAAATCCAACACAACCATTTCAAGGAGCATCAGGTGCAACTCACCCTGTGCTTGCTGAAGCCGTTACTCAATTTCAAGCACAAGCTTACAAAGAATTATTACCAGCTACGGGTCCAGTACATACACAAATAATTGGACTTGCAGATAGAGCTAGAGAAGAGCAATCAAACAGAGTTAAAGAATTCATGAACTATCAGCTCATGGATGTGATGAAAGAGTATGAACCCGAGTTCGATCAAATGCTTTTTTATCTCCCTCTTAGTGGCTCTGCTTTTAAGAAAGTCTACTATGACGAACTTTTAGGCAGAGCTGTATCCAAGTTTGTACCAGCGGATGACTTAGTTGTTCCATACACTGCAACTTCACTAGAAGATGCTGAAGCAGTAGTGCATGTAATTAAAATGTCTGAAAATGATTTAAGAAAAAAACAAGTTTCAGGTTTTTATAAAGACATTGAATTAACACCTGGTTACAATCAAGAAACAGAAGTAGAGAAAAAAGAAAGAGAATTAGAAGGAATTAAAAAAACTAGAGACGAAGATATTTATACTGTACTAGAAGTTCATACAGATTTAGATTTAGAAGGTTTTGAAGACAAAGACTCATCAGGAGAACCAACAGGAATTAAACTTCCATACATTGTAACTCTTGAAATGGGCGGAAGAAACATATTATCAATTAGAAGAAACTATCAAGCAGACAATCCACAAAAACTTAAAATAGATTATTTTGTTCATTTTAAATTTTTACCTGGAATGGGTTTTTATGGTTTTGGATTAATTCATATGATCGGTGGTTTGTCTAGAACGGCAACTACTGCATTACGTCAATTGTTAGACGCAGGAACTTTAAGTAATTTACCGGCAGGATTTAAACAACGTGGAATCAGAGTTAGAGACGAAGCACAAGCGATTCAACCTGGAGAATTCAGAGATGTAGATGCACCTGGAGGAAGTATCAAAGATGCATTTATGCC